GGTGGCTGGTCTGCCGGGGTGAGATTCATAAATTCCGCTGTGTGCCGCATCTCACCGGGCGGCGCTTTGAGCACGGGGTGACGGACTGTTACACGCTGTTCCGGGATGCTTATCATCTGGCGGGGATTGAGATGCCGGATTTTCATCGTGAGGATGACTGGTGGCGTCACGGTCAGAATCTCTATCTGGATAATCTGGAGGCAACGGGGCTGTATCAGGTGCCGTTGTCAGCGGCGCAGCCGGGCGATGTGCTGCTGTGCTGTTTTGGTTCATCGGTGCCGAATCATGCCGCCATTTACTGTGGTGACGGCGAGCTGCTGCACCATATTCCTGAACAACTGAGCAAACGAGAGAGGTATACCGACAAATGGCAGCGACGCACACACTCCCTCTGGCGTCACCGGGCCTGGCGCGAATCTGCCTTTACGGGGATTTACAACGATTTGGCCGCCGCATCGACCTTCGTGTGAAAACGGGGGCCGAAGCCATCCGGGCGCTGGCCACACAGCTCCCGGCGTTTCGTCAGAAACTGAGCGACGGCTGGTATCAGGTACGCATTGCCGGGCGTGATACAGGTGAAACTGAATTATCAGCCCGTCTTAATGAACCGCTGGCAAATGGTGCCGTGATCCATATTGTGCCGCGCCTGGCGGGAGCCAAAAGTGGCGGCGTGTTTCAGGCCGTGCTGGGCGCAGCTGTTATGGCGGTTGCTATATGGATGCCTGGGGTGGGAATTATGGCAAGTAATCTGCTGTTTTCTCTCGGTGCCAGTATGACGCTTGGCGGTGTTGCACAGATGCTGGCCCCCAGACCCAAAACTCCCCGAACACAGACAACGAATAACGGTAAGCAGAACACGTATTTCTCGTCACTGGACAACATGGTTGCCCAGTGCAATGTTCTGCCTGTTCTGTACGGTGAAATGCGCGTGGGGTCACGTGTGGTCTCTCAGGAGATCAGCACGGCAGACGAGGGGGATGGTGGTCAGGTTGTGGTTATTGGTCGCTGATAATCACCGCCAGCTATGACGGTGATTGCTTTAGGCTGTTTGTTATTTAATTATTCCGCATGCCAGTCTTGCGCCCCCACCCCCCAGAGGAGCAGGTGAATCGGAATGATTATCCCCTCCGGCATGAATCATGATCGCCCGTTCTTTTATCTGGCTTATTTTTTTTATTTTTGGACTCAGAACCGGGTTTTCTGCATTTCCTTCTGAGTTGACATAGAGTGCTGGTAGATCACCCAGATGGCCCTCCGGATTGTACGGCCCAAGATGTTTATTTGTTTGTTCAGGATCATAATGCCCACCGGCAGCAAGAGCTGGCACTTTTTTTCCATTAATCAGACCGGGATTACAACTGGCATTTTCATGGATATGAAAGCCATGTAACCCTGGTGGCAGTTCTTTCAGATGAGGAGTGAACAGCAATCCGTAGCTGGTTTCTGAAATAGTTATTTCCCCTATATTTTTCCCTACTCCTTCTGAGGAAACGAGATTTACAGGGATCGTCATTGTATCAGCCATTACGGCTCCACTAAGTAGCGCAGTTACAGCAAGTATTTTTTTTATCATAAATACCCCGTCATTTCGTGTTGTTAATCAAGGTGATTTAAGTTTTAACAAATGAAATACAACAGATGCATTTTTGTTGCAAGCGGTCGTTATATGGTTCGCATAAAATTGATTACTGTTTCGGGAATTATCTATGGGTAAAGGTGGCAGTAAGGGGCATACCCCGCGCGAAGCGAAGGACAACCTGAAATCCACGCAGTTGCTGAGTGTGATCGATGCCATCAGTGAAGGGCCGATTGAAGGTCCGGTGGATGGATTAAAAAGTGTGCTGCTGAACAGTACGCCAGTGCTGGACAGTGAGGGGAATACCAATATCTCCGGTGTCACGGTGGTGTTCCGGGCAGGTGAGCAGGAGCAGACACCGCCGGAGGGATTTGAATCCTCCAGCTCCGAGACGGTGCTGGGTACGGAGGTGAAGTACGACACGCCGATTACCCGGACCATCACGTCGGCAAACATCGACCGTCTGCGCTTTACCTTCGGTGTGCAGGCACTGGTGGAAACCACTTCAAAGGGGGACCGGAATCCGTCGGAAGTTCGCCTGCTGGTTCAGATACAACGTAATGGTGGCTGGGTGACGGAAAAAGACATCACCATTAAGGGCAAAACCACCTCGCAGTATCTGGCCTCGGTAGTGGTGGATAACCTGCCGCCGCGCCCGTTCAATATCCGGCTGCGCAGGATGACGCCGGACAGCACCACAGACCAGCTGCAGAACAAAACGCTCTGGTCGTCATACACCGAAATTATCGATGTGAAACAGTGCTACCCGAACACGGCACTGGTCGGCGTGCAGGTGGACTCGGAACAGTTTGGCAGCCAGCAGGTGAGCCGTAATTATCATCTGCGCGGGCGCATTCTGCAGGTGCCGTCGAACTATAACCCGCAGACGCGGCAATACAGCGGTATCTGGGACGGAACGTTTAAACCGGCATACAGCGACAACATGGCCTGGTGTCTGTGGGACATGCTGACCCACCCGCGCTACGGCATGGGGAAACGTCTTGGTGCAGCTGATGTGGACAAATGGGCGTTGTATGCCATCGGTCGGTACTGCGACCAGTCGGTACCGAATGGCTCTGGCGGCACGGAGCCGCGCATCACCTGTAATGCGTACCTGGCCACGCAGCGCCGGGCGTGGGATGTGCTCAGTGATTTCTGCTCGGCGATGCGCTGTATGCCGGTATGGAACGGGCAGACGCTGACGTTCGTGCAGGACCGACCGTCGGATAAGGTGTGGACCTATAACCGCAGTAATGTGGTGATGCCGGATGATGGCGCGCCGTTCCGCTACAGCTTCAGCGCCCTGAAGGACCGCCATAACGCCGTTGAGGTGAACTGGATTGACCCGGACAACGGCTGGGAGACGGCGACAGAGCTTGTGGAGGACACGCAGGCCATTGCCCGTTACGGTCGTAACGTCACGAAGATGGATGCCTTTGGCTGTACCAGCCGGGGGCAGGCGCACCGCGCCGGGCTGTGGCTGATTAAAACGGAACTGCTGGAAACGCAGACCGTGGACTTCAGCGTGGGTGCAGAAGGGCTTCGCCATGTGCCGGGAGACGTCATTGAAATCTGCGATGATGACTATGCGGGTATCAGCATCGGTGGTCGCGTGCTGGCGGTGAACAGCCAGACCCGGACGCTGACGCTCGACCGTGAAATCACGCTGCCAGCCTCCGGCACCACACTGATAAGCCTGGTCGATGGGACGGGGAGTCCGGTCAGCGTGGAGGTCCAGTCCGTCACCGACGGCGTGCAGGTGAAAGTGAGCCGGGTTCCTGACGGCGTTGCCGGATACAGTGTGTGTGGGCTGAAGCTGCCGACGCTGCGCCAGCGCCTGTTCCGCTGTGTGAGTATCCGTGAGAACGACGACGGCACGTATGCCATCACTGCCGTGCAGCATGTGCCTGAAAAAGAAGCCATCGTGGATAACGGGGCGCACTTTGACGGCGACCAGAGCGGCACGGTGAATGGTGTCACGCCGCCAGCGGTGCAGCACCTGACCGCCGAAGTCTCGGCAGACAGCGGGGAATATCAGGTGCTGGCGCGCTGGGACACGCCGAAGGTGGTGAAGGGGGTGAGCTTTATGCTTCGCCTGACCGTGGCAGCGGATGACGGCAGTGAGCGGCTGGTCAGCACGGCCCGGACGACGGAAACCGAATATCGTTTCAGGCAACTGGCGCTGGGGAACTACAGGCTGACAGTCCGGGCGGTAAATGCGTGGGGACAGCAGGGCGACCCGGCGTCGGTATCGTTCAGGATTGCCGCACCGGCAGCGCCGTCACAGATTGAGCTGACGCCGGGCTATTTTCAGATAACCGCCACTCCGCATCTTGCAGTTTATGACCCGACGGTACAGTTTGAGTTCTGGTTTTCGGAAAAGCGGATTGCCGATATCCGGCAGGTTGAAACCAGCGCGCGCTATCTTGGCACGGGGATGTACTGGATAGCCGCTAGTATCAATATCAAACCGGGCCATGATTATTACTTTTATATCCGTAGTGTGAACACCGTTGGCAAATCGGTATTCGTGGAGGCTGTCGGTCAGGCGAGCGATGATGCGGAAGGTTACCTGGATTTTTTCAAAGGCCAGATAACCGAATCCCATCTCGGCAAGGAGCTGCTGGAAAAAGTCGAGCTGACGGAGGATAACGCCAGCAGACTGGAGGAGTTTTCGAAAGAGTGGCAGGACGCCAACGATAAGTGGAATGCCATGTGGGGCGTCAAAATTGAGCAGACCAAAGACGGCAAACATTATGTCGCGGGTATTGGCCTCAGCATGGAGGACACGGAAGAAGGCAAGCTGAGCCAGTTTCTGGTCGCCGCTAACCGTATTGCGTTTATTGATCCGTCTAATGGCAACACACGACCAATGTTTGTTGGTCAGGGCGATCAGATATTCATGAACGACGTGTTCCTGAAGCGTCTGACGGCCCCGACCATCACCAGCGGCGGCAATCCTCCGGCATTTTCTCTGACACCGGACGGGCGGCTGACGGCGAAAAACGCTGATATCAGCGGTAACGTGAATGCGAACTCAGGAACGCTCAACAATGTCACGATAAGTGAGAACTGTACGATTAAGGGCATGCTGGAGGCGACCCAGGTCAGAGGGGATTTCGTTAAAGCTGTATCAAAAGCCTTCCCGAAAAAAGTCGGTACGTGGGGTAACACGGAAACACCAGGCGGTACGGTTACAGTCACCATCAGCGATGATCATAACTTTGACCGTCAAATCATTATTCCGCCCATTATTTTTAACGGTATAGCGTATACCGATCCGGGGAGCGGAAATAACCCCGGAGGCACGCGATACACGGGTTATGGTTTTGAAGTTCGCAAAAACGGCGTATTAATCGCATCCAGAGAAACTAAAGGGGCCATTCCCGGTAGTTACAGTGCGGTTATTGATATGCCGAGTGGCAGGGGAAGCGTCACTCTGGAGTTTAAGATTTTCCAGAAAGGGAATCAGGGGGCAGGCAATATCACCGACTGTACGGTGATTGTGACCAAAAAAGCGGCTTCCGGCATCAGTATCCGTTGAAATATTTATAACCCTAATAACGGGCGCCAGAAATGGCGCCTTTTTTATTGCAGAAAAGCGAGAGGTAATTATGCGTAAATTATGTGCTGTTATTCTGTCCGCAGTAGTCTGGCTGGTTGCCGCTGGTACGCCAGCGAGCGCAGCAGAGCATCAGTCCACACTAAGCGCCGGGTATCTTCAGACCCATACTGATATGCCAGGCAGTGATGACCTGAAGGGCATTAACGTGAAATACCGTTATGAGTTTACGGACACGCTGGGGCTGGTGACGTCATTCAGCTATGCAGGAGACAAGAATCGCCAGCTTACCCGTTACAGCGATACCCGCTGGCATGAAGATTCCGTGCGTAACCGCTGGTTCAGCGTAATGGCGGGGCCATCTGTGCGCGTGAATGAATGGTTCAGCACGTATGCGATGGCGGGTGTGGCTTACAGCCGTGTGTCGACTTTCTCCGGGGATTATCTCCGCGTAACTGACAGCAAGGGGAAAACGCACGATGTGCTGACCGGAAGTGATGACGGTCGCCACAGCAACAGGTCTCTGGCGTGGGGGGCTGGCGTGCAGTTTAACCCGACCGAATCCGTGGCCATTGATATTGCTTATGAAGGCTCCGGCAGCGGTGACTGGCGTACCAACAGTTTCATCGTTGGTGTCGGTTATAAATTCTGATTAGCCAGGTAACACAGTGTTATGACAGCCCG